AATGACTACCAATACAGCAGAAGACACAAAAAACGACATCCCACGGCGTGAGGATTTTGACAAAACTTTTGAAGAATTGAAAGCTCTTGTTACTGACGCTAAAGAGGGCAAATTTGCAAGCAAAAAGAACGTTGAAGACTTGAACAAGACTTTCCTAAAGCATGTAGAAAAATCTCAAGAAACCACTTTTGCAAAGCAAGAAGAATTACAAAAATCTTATTCTGAAAAACAAGAAAAGCAGCAAAAAGAATGGTTAGACGAGCAATCTAAAGCGATTCAAGATCGATTTGATTTGATTGAAGCACAATTAAAGCGCACCGCACCGAGTAATGATGCAGCATTTAATAAAAAAGCTGAAATCAAAGCGGTAAAAAACTTTATGATGAAAGGTGAAGTTGAAGAAAAAACCTTACGTACTGATGTCGCAGAAGAAGGCGGTGTAATGGTTCCAGTTGAGTTGCTTAGAACTGTTAGAGAACGCAGAGAAGAAATCTCAAAGGTTAGAGGCATTATCAATGTTGAAACGGTTGGCGCTAAAACCGTAGAAGTTGTGGTAAGAACAAGGGTTCCAGAGGTTCTTTTTGTCGGAGAATGTCAAGAAGGCCCAACTGACAATTCAGCTTATGAGGTTAGACAAATCACTAATCATGCCGCCGTTTTAGAAACCGTCGCAACCAGAGACCAATTAAAATTTTCCACTTTCGATGTTGAGGCATTATTAAAACGTGATGTCAGTGTTGCTTATGCAAAACAGGAAGGTACAAAGGTACTAAGAGGCTTTGGCAGCGAACAACCAGAAGGTATTTTAACCAACACCGAGATCGCGGAATTCTTTTCAGAAAATTCTAATGACATTGATTTGCAAACTATTGTTCAATTACCAGGTCAATTAACGGATGGTGAAAACCTTTTAAACCCGATTTTTGCAATGAATCGTAGAACTTTTTATAGCATCTTATCACAACAAGCGTCAGGTAGTGGGGAGTTTCATATCGGCAGTATTTTTCAGCCTGGCAATCGTTCCGCACAAATCCCCAGTCTTTTTGTCGGTGAAGAGTTTGTTTTGCTAAATGACATAGATGATATCGGATCAAATAAATTCCCGATTTTATTTGGTGACTTTCGTGAAGCATACACTATGTACGAAGTGCCTGGCATGGAAATGATCCGCGATGATGTTACTCAAGCCAAAAAAAGGAAAGTGCTGTTCAATTGGTTCATGTGGTGGACGGGTCATGTTGTGATTCCTGGCGCTTTGGTTAAATACAAAATCGCAACCAGTGGGTAGCACTAATAAATAATTGCCTCTTCGGGGGCTTTTTTTTAATTTTCAATAAATAAAAGGAAAATAAAATGAGTTCAATAGATTTGCACGCAAAACTTGGCTTTACTAACGTTTTAAGCCTGACCACAATTAGTAGTGATACTGATACCTTGTCTAGTGGTGTTAAAGTTGTTGATGTTGATGACAGCACCCTAAGCTTTGAGGGAAATGTTATCGCCCTAAAAACCGAAACAATAACCGATGGTAATTATACTTTATCATTAGAGGATGATGATAATCCAGCATTCTCAGCTCCGGTTACAGTTCCACTTGACCAAACCAAAGGAATTGACGGTGTTACCTTAACGTCTACCTCAAGTGATTCAGTCTTTAAGATAGGTTATACGGGTGATAAAAATAATTTTAGATTAAAAATTACCTCAACCTCAACATCAACCGGTGGAGAATTTAGCGCAATGGCCGTTCAAAGCAATGCCACAGTAGGACCTGTACTATAATTTGTAACTTTGGCCGCCTCTCACGGGGCGGCCAATATACAACATAGGAAATAGAATATGAATATTGAATTTATTAAAAGGTGTAGATGGACTCACCATGGGCGAAAAATCGTCGATTATTCTGCCAAAGACAAAAAAACCATAGACTCAAAAATTGCCCAAAAAATCATTGATGCAGGATATGCCATAGAAGTTAAAGCCGAAAAAACAACCCAATCCGAACCCCAAATGGACGAAAAAACAACCCAATCAGAACCAGAAAACAAACCAAAAGTAACTTATAAAAAAAAACAAAATAAAGAAAAACAAGAAGATAAAAGGCTAGACGATGTGGACATCACAAGAGAAAACAAATCAGCATAACTATGAGCTGATTGAGTCGCCTTGTGAATTAATTTTAGACTTAGAACAGATAAAAAAACATCTTAATGATTTACCCGCTTGTGATGGTTCAGAAGATGTTTATTTAACCAAGGTTGCAAACGCAGCGATTAGCTACGCCGAAAAAATAACAGAACTTGATTTAGCCACAAAAACATATCGCCTATATTTAGATCATTTTGGTAGTCATCACCACCACCATAATAATTGCATTAATATTTTTAAACGCCGTAATGTTGAGATCCTTTCAGTTGAGTTTTTATTAGACGGGGAATTACAAACTGTTGACAACAATAATTATTTTGTCACTTTTTCAAATGATTATCCGCAATTGTGTTTAGTTGATGATTTTTGTTTTCCCGATCACGATAATCGCAAACAAGCGATTCAAATAAAATTCAAGGCTGGATTCGGTGATAAATCATGTAATATTCCCTCCGATTTGTGTCAAGCAATTTTTGAACATATCGCCCAAATGTTTACCAATCGAGGAGATTGTGAAGAATGTGATTGTGATGGGAACCTACCCAGCAATACAAAAATGATTTATCAAGCTTACAAGCCGCTTACTTTAACTACCTGCCAATATAACTTTTGATGGCTAAATGCAAACGGATCCCCTTTCCTAAACAAAAAATCTGCCTAGGTGATTTTAGACACATCATGGTTATCCAAGGGCGCAATATTAAAGCCCCCAAAGAAGGTGTCGATTTTGATGAGATTTTTGATGATAAATTAACCATCAAGGTGGCGGTTAAAACATTGGGCAGTCTAGGTCGAGGTGTAGAGGTTTTTGATGCCACTAATGTTGGTGTCACCGCAACTCATCAAATTATCACAATTAGAGTTGTGCTAGGTTTAACCAGCGAAAGTTGGGGCGTAATCAAAGGGGTCAAATATCGATTCTTAACCGTCCCAGGTGATTTAGATTTAGATGGACGTTACACCGTCATTTTTGCAACCGTAAGAGGGCCCGAAGGCATAAAAGCCAATTTTGCTTAATTTTATATAGGGCTTATCCGTAGTCCTAGCCCATTGTGTGGCTAACAATTCGGAGGACGTACTTTTTATATCTGATATTCATGAAAAAATAATTAGAACAATGCTGGTTATTTTAATTAGTGTATTTTTTATCACGGGAAATGGTAATACATTAAGCCAGGAAAATGAATATTGGGTATACAAAGCTAATTTTTTTTATTACCAGGAGAATGAAAATGTTATTGTATAAAATAGAAAAGCGTTGGTTAAATCGCAAAGAGATTGTCATTAATGCAGATTATGTGCAATTTATCGAAGAAGACATACGATTAGAACACAAATGTTTTAACTTTTGGTTGGTTGGTAGAGAAATACCGGTGGTTTTATCAGAGCTTGAATATAACGACTATTTTACTGCATTAGAACAGGAGCAAAAGCATCAGCATCCGGGCGATCTTCTAATAACTTCTTTTTCTTCTGATGATAAAAGTTTTTTAGACACTGGGGAAAAGCCAACTCCACCACCAGGATTCACTCTCAAAGAAGGCGATCAACCCTCACAACGTAAATATATCATTAAGGATGATAATAAACAGCCTATCGTTCATATTTGCGGCTAACCATTAGAAGAGGGGGGCTTGATGGACAGTTATACTCCCGAACCAAAGAATTACTCAACCATTGAGTATTTTATTAATCATTACCAAACCAGCCGTAAAAAAAAGCTTATACCCGACTACATAGCCAACCACCAATCGCAATTTATTCAAGATAATGTCCGCCTCGATCACAGTAGACGCAAAAGGAAGGGCAGCACTATCAACGCTTAAACGCCTAGACACTTTAATTGAAACCGGTATAAAAAAAGGCGGTTATGTTTCAGGTAAGCAAATCACCACCTTTTTAAAAAAAGGTTTTCGTGCAAAGCCAAAATCAGGCCGCGAATATTTAATCCGTAGAGGCAAAATTAGACGCAGGCATATCGCCTCAAATCCAGATGTAAACCCACCCGAATTCCCCGCAAGTTTAAGTGGAGCTTTAGCCAATTCAGTTGGCTTTAATGTTAAAGGATCAGATCAATTGATCTTTGGTGCAGGCACCGAAGACGGAAAAGTCCCTTATGCCAGAATATTAAACGATGGCGGACAAGCTGGACGCGGTAGAAAAACCACTATAAAAGGCCGGTTTTATTTAGAACAAACCGCCAAAGCTAACGAACGTAACATTACCCGAAACATAGAAGACGAGATCGAAAAACTACTCAAATGAAGGCACAAGATATAGTTGAGCATTTACAAGCCGCGCTGCCTTTATTTACTAAACTTTTTACCAAAAGTATCGCAGTGCAAAGCTTAACCGTAGCCTCAGATTTAGTCACCGTAGTGACCGCAACCGCGCATCAATTAGAAACCGGTAATGCGGTTGTAATTCGAGATGCAATTACGCCAAATCCGATCACAAGCTTAACCCGAATTGATCGCGTCGCGATTGTTGAAACCGAGTTTTCCAATGATGTTACCAAACAAGATTCCCGTCTAAGTGACGATGCATTTACCCCCGTTACGATTAGCGGAGCAGCAGATTCATTATATAACG